GGTGATTGATTTGTTTTGCAGGTATACCTTGCTCTTGAAGCTGAATATAAACCTGGTTTTTTACTCCATTTACAGAGGCACTTATTCTATGAACTTTTACGTCTGATTCTAATTCTCTAAATCCCGACCCTTTCTTCGGGTCATTAGCTGGGTTTTTTAGCTCTTTTATAGTTTCTTTTAATAGCTTATCTAAAAATCTTTTGCTCATGATACTCTATACATATCTAGAACTCTTCGTATATGGTCTGGAAATCCAGGATCATTACGAATCGCAGAGCTTCCTGCTCCCTCTCTACTTGCTGAACCAATGCTTTGTCTCTCTTTCTGCTCGTCTTTATGGTAGTAAGTTATAATATCAGCAACCGCAAGTTCTAAATCAACGGGTACAGAGACATACCCTGCTAAATAAGTAACTTTTACAGAACCTACTCCTTTAGGCCAATTTCTATACTTACCACTTTCTTCTGTTCTGAAAATAGAATCGGAAACAGAATCTAAGTACCATGAATATTCTGGTGAAGGGCCGGCTCCATTTGAAAAAAGTTCAACATAATCAGAAGCTTGTCCCAATCTTTCATATACATTTGTTATACTAATAACAGGGCTATATTTAAGCTGAACAGTATAAGTGTCCCATTGAATATCAAATAACTCCGTATATCCTGGTGAAGTTGCATAAGTATCAAACTCAGAATTACAATAAGTACGGACAAGCTGACTTACACTCGTAATTAGCTTCTCAAACTTTTCGTCAAACTGAGTAGAGTTTATACCCTCCAACAATTTATAGTCATCTAATGTAATTAAATCGGCCATTTATTTTCCAAAAAGGCTTGGGAGTCCGAAGACTCCCATCCCTAACATACTTGTTACCAAGTATGTACAGCAGTTTGATAATCACCGTTAGTAGCATCGTCTGCAAAGATGCAGTCAAAGCCACGACGTTGAGTAGCAACCAATACACGACGTTGATTGGCAACTTCGTAATCGGTCTCAACAGTAGCTCCACGCAATACAGGAACTACAAAATTACGAGCGTTTACGGCTACGGCCCAATGCTTACCATCAGTACGTCCACCTGTAAACTCGTCACAAACGATTACGGGTGAACCGTAGACGTTTCCGATTTCTCCGGTAATCTTGGTAGCACGCTGATCACCAACTTCATTGATATTTTGGAAGTCAGGATCATCAAGCATATCGTAGTATGCAGTAAGTGCGATGATATAAACTACATCGCCAGGACGACGACCATACTTACCCATTGCTTGACGAAGATCAAGTAATTTGGAAGCAGTAGCTACGCCACCTACGCCAGGAGATGAACCGTTGTCTAAAACAGCATTAGCATTTGTACGAGCAACCAAACCATTATAAGGTGTGCTGATCAAATCATTACCGGCTGAACCGCCTAAGAGTAATGAATGCTCAATTGCACGTGCGTGTGAGCGTACCATTGACTCACGAATAAAAGGAAGAACAGGAATAATTGCGTCTTCTTCACTTTCATTAGCAATATAGGAACGAGAGATTAAACGCTCTACAGTCAATACTTTACGACCCATGCTCATGCCGGGGAAAGGTGAACCTACAGTATCGTCACGACCTTCTAAATTACCTTTAAAAGGGGCACCAGAAGCACCGCCAGAGGTATCATTAGCTGCCCACTCTGCATAGCCAGCATCAGGCATGGTAGGCATTACCATTGAAGCAGAATTCATTTGGATTTTTCGGAAAAGAGGATCCAAAACCAATTCTAATTCTACATCTCTCTCCATTGCAGTAGAAACAGTAGTTTCAAAAGCTTGTAAAGCATCAGAGGACGTATCTGGAACAGTTAGGCCTGCATTTGTATTACGACTGGCTTTTTCGAATAACTGCTTAGTAAGCTTATTATCCCAACCCTTCTTAGTAATTACGCCAAGAAGGTGCGCATCGCAAATGTCTTTCTCATAGGCTTCAGCAAAAGACTTTGCTTCGCCACGATCAGCAAATACACGCTTGCTATCACGAATTTTAGAAATTTCGTCTGATTTTTCAATCAGTTCATTCTTCAATTCGCCAATAATTTTTTCATAGTCAGCATCTTTTGCAGCCATTTTAGCTTCAACGTCAGCCATTAATTTTTCTGCACCACTAGAAACAGCGGTTACAATTTGGGCTTCTTGCGCGGCTTTTTGAGCTTCAGCTTCGGCAGCAGCTTTTTGTTCTGCTTCCATTTTAGCTTGCTCTTCTGCCTTGCGCTCAGCGTCTTTCATCGCCATTGCAGTTGCGGTCTTTTCGACAGCAGCAGCCACAATCGCATCGATATCGATATCACTCATAGTTTTCTCCTGTACTTCGACTTGTGATAAGTCTTTAGGCATTGATTCGGTTTCAGAATGTTTTTCAAACTCAACAGTTACTTTGTCTTCAGTCTCCTGAACACTAATAACATGCTTTTCTTCCACGGAATCTATAGTTTTGAAAGATTTCTTGAATTCTTCATACTCAGACTCTGAGTTAAAAGATTTAGCAAGAGAAAAGGTTGCAGCTTGGTTAGCAGGAACCGTTACTACTGAAACTTCCAGTAATTCTGCGTCCTTTATCTTATATCCATCGGTTTCGGTCATATACTCCGCATCCTTGACTCGAAACCCGACTGAAAAAGCTCCAAGGACACCTTCTTTAATTAATTCACCTACGTGACCAGCAGATTTAGCAATTTTTGCTTTTAACTGCAGACCATTATCGTTAGTACCAAGCTGAACTGCTCGGCCAATCGGCTGATTGTAATCGTGATTAAAAAGAATTACGGGATTGTTTAAATAATTTTGAAGTCCGCCCTTTGTCCAGGCTTCAGTCTCAATTATGTCTCCAACACGGTCAGTACTATTCGTACTGGCCATACCAGCGATATGAAGATCATCCCCTTCTTCAAACGCCTTAAATGTGGAGCCAATGTGAAAAATTTTATTCACTTGATTCTCCTGTCGACACTCTCAGCTTCTCTAAAGGGCTGAGATCTTCATCCGAAGCCGGTTCAAGAACTGGCTTGGGATTTTGTTCCAATGTATAAACACTAGAAGTATTAAAAATATTTTCCCATTCTTCGGGATGTTTTAATTGTATTCTTTTTATAGCTTGATGCCAGGAACCAAAATTACGTATAACAATTCTATAGTGAATCGGGGCGTTAGTTCCTAGTGCAATATATTCTGATCGTGCGGGCACTCTTCCTAGTTGTTGAAAATATTTAATAACAGTAAGCGCTATTTCGGTTCTAGTCATTTTTATTCCTCTATATTATCTTCAGACGGTCTTCCACCTTCTGAAGGGTTTGCAGCAGATCCAGCTATATTAGCAGGTACTCTTAGTTCGCTTGCGCCAAACTGCTCATCGTAGTTTAGTGCTTCACGAGCTTCATTAGGGGTAATAATTCCCGTATTAACAAGAGTAGAGTAATAAGCTGCGCTGTCTCTTAATTCTGGCTGAAGTGCAGGGATATTACTAATGTCTGGGGTAATGTGAAAGCCAAAGAATCTTTCTATAGCTTTATTAATTTTTTCAATTATAGGCAATATTGTTTCTAAATAATAAAGTCTATGGTTTGGTCGGATATTTGCATTGTTTCCCGAATCTAGTAAAAGGGGAGGTACTCCTAAAACTTTTAATATTTCTTTTTCCGCTCCCTCTATTGAGGCTTCGAAATCAAGTTCTCGAAAATTAACATTTGAGATAGCATCTAGATCCATTCCGCCATCTAAAATGAGAGGTCTTCTTCCTCCTCCGTCAGGGCGATAACGAGTCATCCAAGATTGAATCATTCTTTCTTTATTTTTTTCACTAATTACAGAAGGTGATTTAATTATAAGGCCGGGGACAGCTCCATTCTTGAAAAAATTGTCTTGAAATTGGCGCATACGAGTAAGCTGTGACATTACACGCTGAGCAGCTCTTAAACGACTAGTACCTCTATATATGCTATGAAAAGAGTTTTCTTTAATGTGAATGATTTCGTTTGTACTATAATCTATATTACGTTGAAAAGTATACTTATTAATGTAAGTAGTCTTATCTGGATCTATGTCCGTATAAGATGCGGGTAAATGATATAAACCAGCCCCATCGAAATAGATGAAGATATTCCCATCGAGTATATAATCGATTATGAGGTTTCGCTTAAAAGAGGAAATATCTTGAAAAGGATTAGGCTCTACATTTAACAGTAAGTTAAGTCTAGATCTTCTAATACCTTTTACAACCGAATTCATTCCTTGAATCGGTTCACCTATTCGAAGAGGAATTTCTGCCGTGTCATCAACGATCATGTTGACGCCACGATTTACAACTTCCAAATACTCATAGTATGAGGTATAATTAGTAGGAATTTCTCTGGAAGCAATAGGACCAGAGCCTTCGAGACTAACTACAATCTCTTCTTGTGCTGGGTTTAATTTTTCCTGTTTCCAGAAGTCATACCATGCCATATTTTTCTCTTTGTATTTCTACCCAGCGTTTTTGCTTCTCTGCTGTATGTAATCCAGGATTTCTTCCGTAGATACTATGTAGCTTTAAATGGTGAGTGTGACAAAGAGTAACTGTTTCGTCGTAAAGTTCAGCCCAGTTATCTTCAATAAATTCGTCTCTCCATATAATTAGATACTCATCTGTATAATGTTCTGGACGAAGTGCTTGTTTCTCTTTAAGCCATTTATGAAAAAGTGGAGCAAGCGTATAGAAATGATGGAAGTCGAGTTTTATTTTTGCACCGCAAATTCTACACTCTTTGCCTTTTTCATACTTCGACTTTGCCCGGTCTCTGATGTATTTAATCGGGTCTCGTTTTAACTCTGCCATTTTTATAAATTATATATTCGGGTTAGTTGAAAGTCAAGAATTATTTTTTCGTTGGATTTAAAATGTTGGTGCGCTCTCTTCAAAACTATAAAGTGCGTATCTTAATGCGTCTGCCATGTGAGAAGAAGAATCATGAACCGGTTTCTCTCTTATTAAGTTTGGATTCGGATCCCACCTATATTGGTCAAGAGACCTCAAGACTTCTACGCACGAAGAATCTACGATAAGCCGATCATTGTCAATAAGGGATGCCACGTGGCCAATCCCATCAACAACAGATTTTTTGGCATTAATGGTTGAAATGTCATATTGTTGAGCAAAGTCGAATCGAGTCTGTGCTGCTGCTGCGTCAATGAAGCAGTAGTCGACTTCTCTTCTTTCAATAATTTCTGATAAGTATCCCGCATGTTCC